CGCTTCTTCTCCTCCTTGATAGGTGCTAGGAAATGTTCCATAGCGTTTAGACCTGCTCTTATGTCACGAGTATACCGTCGTCCCTCAAAGGACTTTTTACCTACGTCATAGCTACTGAGACTTGGCATGTCCCAGTGATCCCCCAGATGTATAATAACGTCAGGCTTAGTATCGGCTGCGTATTGTCCGGCCCAGTACATGTGTTCAACACTACCTCCCGGCTTTACTTGAGTATCAGGTATTACTAAATGTCTAGTCATTGCTTTTTACTCCATCCGACAGGGCAGGTTTCTGCGGTGTACCATGCAAATCCCTGCTTGTCTGCCCATTCTTGCATTGTGTATCTTGTCCCGTCAGCTCTACGTCTTGCTCCGGGCATGGCTGTTCTTGGGTTTTGGAAGACAAAGACCAACTCCTCCTTCGCGCCAAGGCATCGGCTAACATCGACATACTTCTTCGCTTCCGCTCTATCACGAAACCTCCCTTTAGCTTCGATGTAAATAACTACACCACCACTTCGGTAAATAAAATCAGGCTCATAAGTTTTAACCTGAGTGTATGTTAGCTTATCAACATGGTACTCACACCGTTTAAACTTACTATGAAGATCATACTCAAACCAACTGTCATAGCCCTTGGGTATGTTACGTCTCGTTCTCTTCACTTGGTCTTTCCCATGTTTGATTAGGTTCACGACGTAGCCAGAGCAGCCTAGCGTTCTCGATGACACGCTCCTCAGACTCTAACAACTCAACGCACTTGTTGAACATCTCTATCTCTGACAAGCCTTCAAGGAGTTTCTGAGACTTCTTATCACCGATACCATACACGCCGACAATGTTATCAGCTTTGTCACCCATGATGATTTGACGGTAGAAGAACAGCATCCCTTCTTTCTCGTTAACAGAAGATAGCGTACGTTTGTTGAAGTTGTAGTGCTTGCACGGTACTTGTTGGAAGTCCTTATCAAGACTAACAATGATGCTGTCAGGGGTAGCGTCGATAGCAATCAAGTCATCAGCTTCCTCGTTCTCTGAAACAACAGCATTCCATTCTTCGATAAGATACTTACGTATTGCTTGCAAGTGTACAGGCTTTTCTTTGTCCTTACGGTTGCCCTTGTAAGGCGCAGTAATGGCTACATCATTTCGGAAGTTACCCTTACCTGTTAGGTAGACACGGTAGTCTGGTTCGCCATCTATCTTAACGTATAGATCACTGACCAGATCAGATAAGAAACTGCCCGTAGTATAACAGGCAGTCTTAGCTGACTCATCATTGCACTTGAAAGCACAACGATAAGCTACGATGTCACCATCGATCAGGATCACAACGCTTCCGCTTCGGATAGAGAGTTATCGCTGTACTCAATCAAGTTAGTAACCTTCATCTTAATCATGGAAGGCGACCGACCAGTACCAACAGACCAATCGTAGTAACCAACAACAGCGATTGCTTCTGATCCGTTAGAGATAAGTACATCTTCAGGTATCTCAACACCGTCAGCATCGGTCAAACGCATAGGGTTGTTAGACTTCATGGTGATAAAGAAGCCACGGTCATCACCTTTGTTGCTAGGTGCAATGCCCATCTCTTCAATGGCTTCGATAGCTTTATCGCTAAGGTTGCCAAGCTGCACTTGATACTTGTTACTAAACTTGTTGAGCTTGTTACGCTCACACCAGTAAACAGTTCCACGTACAGTGATGGGTGGTAGTTTATTTGCAGACATAATGTTTCTCCTAGTGGGTTTCTGCCCAGTTGTTACCTACTCTATATTCGCCGTCTAAGGGACAACGTAGGTTTAATGTCTCACCGGCGATTCTGATAGCACGTACACCGATACGTCCAACTGTATCTGCGTAGTGCGTTGTTGTCTCTATCTGCCACTCGTCGTGTACGTTGGCAACAAATCTATGTGGTATGTTCTTCAGTCTATCTGACAAGTGTATCAAAGCTTGCTTCATAACGATAGCCCCAGCACCTTGTAATAACGTATTCAGTGCGGCGTGTTCTGATCTTACTCTGAGCTTTCGTCCGTCAAGTCCAGCAAGTACGCCTGACTGAGCCTCGATGTGTGTATCTCCTCTAACTCTTTCAAGAGACGGCGTGTTAGATAGAAATGTTTCTTTAAGTCTTCTTCCAGTGTAGCTATTTCCTCCAACGATAGCTCCGATCTTAGCATCTCCGGCTCCATACAGAAACGCATAAATGAATGTTTTCGCAAGAGGCCGCGTCTTAAGTCCAGCTGCTCGTTGATTAGCCGTATGTATATCGCCATTGAGGATTTCATTAGTATAGTCTTCGTCATCCATGTAATGAGCTAACATACGTAGCTCTAAACCGCTGGCGTCAATGCCAACTAACCTGTTCCCTTCATCCACGGTCCAGCAACTGCGGCACTCAGTACCGAACGGTGCAGACACGGCTGGTACTTGTGCCATGTTAGGACTGAGGTGTGTCATACGTCCTGTCACAGCACCGTTAGTGATAACCCTACCGTGTACCCTGCCGTCATCCTTGACAGCTTTCAACCATGAATCTATCTGCGCTACTCGCTTTTGCAACATCATGTAACGTGCAACAGCTTTGGCTTCGGGAAGATCTATACCGTCAAGCACCTTCTCATCAACGATGATGTTACCCTTCTCTGTCTTCTTTTTAAACGTGACACCAAGACCTTGCAGTCGCTCTGCTATCTGCTTACGTGAGCCGGGGTTGAACACTGTAACTTTATCTTTCAGGCGCTTGCCTGTCTTCTCAGAGATACGTTCCTCAACAATAGGTGGGAAGATACTTTGCAGCTCTGCTTCGATGTTGTTCATCTCAAACATAAGATCCATCATCAACTTATCAGCATACTCCGTATCTAACTTGAACCCGTTCTGTTCCTGCTCAGTCACGGCCCAGCCTACGCTGTGTTCCAGATCAATAGACTGCTGAGAGAAGTTCTCATTGCGTAGCTGTAGTTCTAACCACTTGTGAACCTGTTCAGTCAACTCAACATCAGCAATACAATACTCGATCATCTCGTCGCAGAGTCCACCGTCGTAGTCAGTGAAGTCTAGCTTTCCGGTTCCTCCAAGTATTGCTCCCCAGTTCCGAAGTGAATGCCCTCCGTCCTGACTGGGGTTATAAAGTCTGGAGAGGTAGAGAGTGTCCACAACACAAGACCTAGCAATGCGTATGTTCCAAACACTATCAAGAACACGGCAATCAAACCCGATGAGGTTGTGTCCGATGATTCTGTCTGCTTCATTCAAGACACTCCTCAATGAGTCCGGTGTTGTATGCACCTGTATATCGTTCTTCACCTTTGTAACTGCACACCAGATCGTTGAGTGATCCGTAGTAGTTTCTATATCCAAGTAACAGGTATTCATGGTAAGTCTCATTCAGTTCGTTACGTTCACTGTCGTGGTTAAACTTCTGATAAGTCTCCGTCAACAGTTCCTGTTCTAATATCCAGCTCCCAATCTTGCTCATGGTGTATCATCTCCTCTAAGTCTGCGAGTGTACGTAGATCAGCTCGATCAACCACATCGCTGTCATCTAGACTAACAGCAGCACAACGGTTGCACAAGTCTATAAACTCTTGGCTAACAGCGAACCGCCTTGTAGCTTCGTAGTCTGTTAACTCTACGTCACACGCAATACATCTCACAACATTAAGTCCTCTAACTGGTTTATTCTAAGGTTGTAGCAGTTAGCTCTAACAATGAATCCATTATCACCGTCCTGTTCACCCTTCTTCAAGAACCTAGCATCCTCAAAATACTTGTCTTTGTCAAGCCACCCAAGAACATACAGATCACCCTGCCTTATGTAACGAGTAAACAAATACTTATCACATTGTTGGTGCAACGATGTCTCTGCAATGCTGCAATCGTAGTAGTCCTTTGGCGGGACCGTTGTCTCTTTTGTCTTAACATCTATGGTGATTCCGTTCCATGTCAAGTCATAGTCCTTGCAAGGTGTACGTTCACAGCGTAAGTAATCAGCCAGCATAATCTCTGCCAAGAAACCAACAGCATTACCAGCGCCTTTACGAATGCTATTACGTATCGCTCCCATCTCAGCAGACTCAGCAAGTGCTTTCTCTTTCTGTTCATCGGTAGGTGTAAGAGTAATCATAAAGGTTTCTCCTCAACCTCGTCACGCTGTGTTAGTCGTCCAGTAGCTTCGTTGTAGAACACCTCACACGCCTTGCCTGTCTTACCAGTGTACCTGTTCTTCAACACCCGCAGCACGGTCGTGTTCCTAACAATAGGATCATCACTCTGACTGTTACGTTCAGCACCGATGACCGCATCAGATAGCTGTGCAATCGACGCAGAGCCGCGTAACATACCAAGGCTAGTGACAGCACCGTCCTCCAACTGCTTCCCTTCAGGGCGTCGTAGGTGGCTTACAAGGAACATACAAATACCCATCTCCTGTACGAACGTCCGCAGCTTAGTCATAATCATATCTAAAGCACGTCGTTCATCACCGTTGCTCTGGTCAGAGACAAGGATAGAGACGTGATCCAGTACGATATAACGTACGCCTAGTACCTTGACGAAGTATCTCATACGGCCCAGTACATTTTCTATCTCGTTACTACCGAAGTGTTCCCACAGATAGACACGGTTTTCATAGTCCATCGTATCGTACACTAGGTCAATGTCTTGGTCGTCGTACTCACAGTCGGGTAAGTGTATCGGCTTGTTCAGTTCAAGACCTACCAGTCCACGCATGGTACGCTCAGGTGTCTCTTCAAGAAACATCAAGCCAAGGTTGTCTTCTGACTGTGCCATGATGGACGACACCACCTCACGTAGGAGAGTAGACTTACCCAGTCCAGAACCTGCACAAATAGTAACCAGCTCTGCTGTGCGTATACCATACAGGTGTTTGTTCAGCCCCTCGAATGGGTACTGTACCTTCGCCTTGGTGAGTGGCTTCTTAATCAGATCACGTAGCTCACCAGCACCAACGATACCTTCGGGTGTGTACGGTTGCGCGGACCAGAATACTTTGGTGTACGCCTCCGATTGATTGTTAACAAGGTAATCACACGCATCCTTGTAGCCGTTGACGTGCTTAACAATCCTTGCTTTGTTACCGAACAGATCAGCACATTCCTTTGCTGCCTTCTGTCCCGGCTCGTCAGCATCGAAGCATATAACAATGTTCTCGAAGCTGTTCAGCCAATCATAAAAAAGGCGACAGTCCTTTGCCGCCGACGTTGCACCGTTACGGACACTGACAACGGGATACTTACTACCTGTCATTTGGTGAGCCGCTAACGCATCATACTCACCTTCAACGATAGTCACATACTTACCACCTTCAGGGAACAGGTGTTGACCATACATCCCTGCGTTCTTCCAATCTCCAACGATACTGAAACGCTTGTCAGGGTTACGAACCTTGGCGGCTATCGGCTTTGTTGGATCGTCAGGGTTATAGTAACCGAATGTTGTAACGTCACCTTGCTTGAGTGCTGCGTACTTCTTCGCCGTCGTTCCTGTAATGAGACGGTCAGTAATCGTACGGTACTCCGCTGTGATTAACCGATGTTCTGTCTG